ACATGTAATCGTAATTAGGCATGATAAGGAATCCGGTTTATTGCGTGGCAGGAATAGCATCGAAGCAGATCGCCCTCATGAAGTAATCTGTCATCGTTGCATAGATCGCAAGTAACTGTTGATGGTTCGATTTTAACTCCGTCATCCGTAAAGGTGGCTATTATTCCTGAACCATCAATAATTTGTAATTCACCCATTTATTCACCTCCTTCAAAATACCATTTTCCATTGGCAGTAAGTTTTGCCCACTTAGCATCGCATTGTTTGGCTTTACAGACATACCCTCGGTATGGTTTTCCGCCCTTGCTGATGCCCTCTTTTAAGATATGACCATGTTCGCATGCAGGAGGTTCATTTGGTATTGATGATCCAATTGCATCAACAACCTCACCAACTGACCAAGCAACCGGTGCTGGTTTGTCTGCTGTAAAACTATCTCTTAAGATCGTTTCTATTTGTGCTGATTTAGACCCTGGCTTTCCATACATGTTTTGTCGGGCTTCCAACTTTTCTTTGAATGATGGATTGGATTCGACCTTTCGCATATCATCTTTGGTAGCAGTTTTGTCAGATCCCTTAAGTAGAATAATTGCCCTACCAAGGCTGGAAGTTGCAGTATCCTCAACATAAAACTTTTTCATGTTAGGAATATAGGTCTCCCTAGATCCAAAGGCTATGTTGCTAACCGCTGGAGATGTGTCTTTCGCATCTCGCCAAAGCGTGGCTTGAACCAAGATATAACCTTTTTCAGCATCATGACTAATGACTGATATATCTGATCGACCCATTGGGTAGTTGCTGATAAACCATTTGTTTAATGTGGCAACATCCTCATAATCCTCAAGATTAAATGCCATTACTTATCCTCCCATTCAAATGTCTCATCTTTGACTGCATCGAGGACTGTCTTATAGACAGAGCCATAGGCAATGAAGTCTTTGATACTGTCGTAATGATCTGGGGTTTCACTAAGCCTAGAAACCTTGACCAACGCCATACATAATGCAGCCTGATGTGGTGTGATAGGGAAGTCGAGATAAGCAGACCAAAGACCTGCAATTCGTTTATGGTTGTAGTACGGATGTCCATAGACACTTCCACGCTGCTGGATCGTAACAATGACTTCATTTAACAATTCCTCAGTTTTTGTCATAGTCAAAAACCTCATCTGACTGTGCCTTAATGTTGGTCATTCGGCGGTGCATTTCCCACCCATGTGCTCGTCCCTTCCAATAGCCATTTTGAAAGGCTGTATCTCGGATCTCATAAATAATCCAATAAATAAAGCCTATGCCTAGCATTATTGCTGCGACATTTAAGCCAACATTTCTTAACTCTAACCATGTATTCATTTTGTTGCCCACTCCCTTATTTTCTTAGGCATCGCAACCGGATTTCGGTCATCGATTACTGTATAGGTTGCTCCTGATGGATGGATCGATGGTGCGGCAGCAACATAACCTTTCCATTTGATGTCAATACCATCATTTAACTTGCCTCTAAAGACATCAGATTTATTGGCTAAGTAGTAAAGGTGCAAACCATCACCGGTTTGAACTGTGTATGTTGGCTCAAACTCTGGCAATAATTCGCCACCATTACGATAATCAATATCAAACACAACTAAGCCTGATTGATAACAGGCTATGCCAATGTTGATGTTTTGGTCATAATCAAACCAAAAATTAATAAGATCTTTGTCGGTGGTTGCTGATAAATAAGCCCTCTGGGCTAGATCAAAATGCGGATCTTTTTTGCGTGGTAACAATGGCATAACTGACCAACCTCGATCAGCGTATTCCAATGCGTTATTTCTACTGCCTAGATCTAACTTCATGTCGCTCCCTACATGTCCACAGTATCTCTGTGAATACATAAAGTTTGACCTAAATCAAGTCTTTTATCTACCTAATCTCCGGCGTGTTTTATAACAATTAGATAACGCCAAGATCCTCAAGTTCATCGATATGATCATCAATCGTGCGGTCGATATAGTCTGTTTCACGCCCCATAGTACCTTTTATTGTATCGGAATGAGCCGTCATGGTTCACAGGCACTAATTCAACAGAATGACCGCCTTTACCAAAGGTCATGACCACAAATCCCATATTCCAGTCGGCTGAGGCATACTTGAGATAAGAGGCTTTGTTTTTCATGTCCATGAGATGACCTGCCTCGATACCCCAAATCGTTGAATAACGGCCGTTTAAGCCAGTTTGGTGCCTTGTAGCACCCTGCCTATGGGTATGGCCACAAACAACGCTATTACCCCACTTTTTGGCAAGATTTAGGGCAGTTATACCGGCATGCTTGGACATAACCCCTTCATCGCCATGAGCCAAGAAAAACCCACGCTCAAACTCATAGGCTCTTTTATGGAATCTAATGCCTAAATCTGAGTAAGCCATAAATTTTTCAAATACCAATTCAGGCAATCCTAATAGTGATGGTGCGCCTTTTAGCAATGTAGTAAATAATCGATCGGTGTGGTTTGATCTAATAATGTCAGTTGTGCCTAGGTCAAAAAGGATGTCTTGAGCAATTGATCTTTCATCATGAAGTGTTTCAGCAAATTCTGTCTTGGTGCCTTTTACCCAACGGCTTTGAGAAGTCATATCTAGTTCATCACCAACATTTAACACAAAATCAAACTTTTCGTGTTTGCTCATTTTAATAAGATTAGATACTGCCTTTGGGTGGTGTAGTGGAATCTGCAAATCAGGCGTTATCAAGTACCTTCGGTTGGCTTTAATTAATCGTCATCCTCATCGTCAGTTGGATCTATGGATGGGATTATCCCACCATCGCCCACAATCCAATCAGGGAAAGTCTTATGTTCAGTCATTAACCAAAAAGCGTGCTCAGGTGTGAATCCTGCTTTTCTGGCTGCTTTGTAGCATTCATGCAAAGCCATGTAATGCTGATCTATCTTTGTTAATGGCTCAGGAGTTTGGCGAACGATACGCCTATTGATCTTTTTGCGTTTCGATGGTTTGCGTGTGTTCGCCATAACAAAAATTATCGCTTACTGATTAAAACAAATAGATCATCGACACGCTGTTCAAGTCGAGTAATTTGATCCTTCATACTTGTTCCCGAGTTTGGTTTTAATTCTGCTAAATAGGATTTAATAACCCAGCGCAGACCCATGAATAAACTTGTTGATACGGCGCATACGCCAACGGCTATACCAACCCATTCATTGGCTGTCATTTCGCATTGATTCCGTAATCAGCCTCGGTGCCAGACTTTGGATCAAGTGCCTTAGCGATAGGTGCAACAATCGCTCCAAGCAAGGTTGCGTAGGCTGGATGAATATCTGCCACGATAGCGAGTGCAACAGTAATTCCTGAAGCAGCAACCGCTCTCATATATGATTTAATTGCTGCCTTGTGTTTGTTTGATAGTTTCATGCGTTGCCTCCTAGTAGTGGGATATGAAAGAAATCTGAATTCTTATCTTGATCTTTTTTGAAACTTACATGTATATGGTGATTGTGTTTATTGATGCCTTTGTATTTACGCCAACGCCAACCAAGAATAGGTGAAGCAATTTTCTCTTGGTGGATTACATAACTGATGCGACCATTGGCTTTCCCGTATGATCGAATTTGATCTGCCAAATATGTTGAAATCCCTTTGTTGTCAGAAAGCCGAGCGTCAATATCAATTGCTCGCACGCATCCTGTTGCATCCGGTGTGTGATCGCTTTTTCTGAGGCTATGTCTAGCATCACCAATCCACCCATCAGATTTGCGCAAACGCTCTGGGAAGGAATCATCTATTTGCTCACGCAACTGAACTGCTGCTTTAGATAACCAAGGCTTCATTACAAACCGAGTGCTTGTAAATCCTCAACAGTTAAACCAAGGGCTGCAAGTTTAGCCTGTGCTGCTGTTTTGGCTGCTGCTTTAATTGCATCTTGCTCAGCCTTCCAAGCATCATATTGAGCAAAACCTGCTTCAAATTCTGCTTTGGTAATTGGCTCACACTCTAAAAATTGTATGCCTTCATAATCATTACCTGATAAATACCAGCCACCATCAGGTAATAACATTTGTAAAACTTCTGTACCTCTTGCCATTTTATGCTCCTATCTCCATTACTATAAATGTTGATGGCAAACCGCCATTAGTTGTAATTACAGCAGCCCCATTATGAAAATTACGAAACTGTAATTTATAGGTTATTGCGGAAGTTGTATTTGGAGAATCAAGATAAATTTGGGTATGAGTTCCTAATAAACGCTGCGCCTGACCCTGATATCCTACAATGTATGTATCATGAACTGTAGTAGCATCTCTTACTATCTGAAAACGAACACCATTATCGCCACTTGCTCCAGTTTTTTCCCAATTTGTAAATGCCATAATTAAAACTTTACTAGATGCTGAAGATGGAGTGATGCTTTGAGCCATACCAGTATCGGCCATAGTAGTAGTAGAATTAGTGGTTTCTGTTGTGTAAACTTGTTGCAAAACCTGTAAGACTTTGCCACCACCAGCAGGTGCAGCCCATTTAAGTCCAGTAGCGGTTGAAGTATCAACTGTTAAAACATTTCCATTGCTTGCACTACTCGCCAATCTTGCTGGCGTGTCAGCAGCAGTTCCAACAATTAAATCACCTTTTGCATCAATAATTGCATTTTGAATTGCATTGCTATCATCTTGAGCAACCCAAATAAAATCCATGTCGGTGTTTGAGTTTTTTGCTAATACTTGACCAGTTGTGCCACCTTCAAGATCAGCCAAAGATGTATCAATTGCATTAGCAAGGGTTCGAATGGCTAATGCGCCATCCTTAACTAAGTCTGTATCGTCTGGGGTTTCCCATCCGAAATTCGTTGTATTTGCCATTTTTCTCCTATTATCAGGCTACGATTGTAGCGTATTCCCATGTTAAAGTATTGCCAACTGTATTCCATGCCTCAGTAACCGGCACAGTATTCCAACGCATTGCCACTTGACTAAAATTGACAGGCGACAAATTGATGGTCT